AAGGCGGACCCGGTGGGGTTCGCCATGGAGTGCATCGACTGGCCGCTGGACCGCGAAGGCGTACGCGGCTCTCTAACGCCCTACCAGCAGGAGATCCTAGGCCACCTGCCCGTGGAGCACCGCGTGTCCGCACGCGGCCCCCACGGGCTCGGCAAGAGCACCATGGCGGCTATCGCGGTGCTGTGGTTCGCGCTCACCAGGGATGCTGCGGGCATCGACTTCAAGTGCGTGACCACCGCCGGTGCCTGGCGCCAGCTGGAGAAGTACCTCTGGCCGGAGATCCACAAGTGGGCGCGCATGCTCAAGTGGGAGGAGCTGGGGCGCCCGCCGTTCGACCAGCGCACCGAGCTGCTTGGGCTCACGCTCAAGCTGACGCACGGCAGCGCCTTCGCCGTGGCCTCCGACACTCCGGAGCTGATCGAGGGCGCCCACGCCGACTCCGTGATGTACGTCTACGACGAGAGCAAGTCCATCATCGCCAAGACGTTCGAGGCGGCGGAAGGCGCCTTCTCCGGTGCGCGCCCCGTGGGCCTGCCGGAGGCGTTCGCCCTGGCCATCAGCACCCCGGGTGAGCCCAGCGGCACGTTCTACGACATCCACCGCCGCGAAGAAGGCTATGACGACTGGTGGGTACGGCACGTCACCCTGGCTGAGGCCATGGCGGCCAACCGCATCTCCGAGGAGTGGCGCAGCCAGCGTGCCAAGCAGTGGGGCACACAGAGCGCGGTGTACCAGAACAGGGTGGAGGGGGAGTTCGCCAGCAGCGACGAAGACGGCGTCATCCCCCTGGGCTGGGTTGAGCTGGCCAATGAGCGCTGGGAGCAGTGGCGCGACACCGGCGCCTACACCGATGGCATGCACACCGTGGGCGTGGACGTAGCCCGCACCGGTGAAGACGCCACCGTGCTGGCGCTGCGCAAAGGCGGGCTGATCACCGAGCTGCGCAAGTATCACAAGGAAGACACCATGGAAACCACCGGCCGGGTCAAGGGCGTGCTGGATGCCGACCCCCAGTGCCAGGCCGTGGTGGACGTTATCGGCGTGGGCGCCGGTGTGGTGGACCGCCTGCGTGAGCAGCGCTGCAAGGTGGACGGGTTCAACGCGGGGGCAGGCACCAAGCGCAAGGACAGGGCCAGGGAGCTTGGGTTCGTCAACTGCCGCAGCGCCGGGTGGTGGAACCTGCGTGAGCTGCTTGACCCCGCCAACGGTGACAACCTGATGCTCCCGCCCGACAAGGAGCTGACCGGCGACCTGACCGCCCTGCACTGGAAGGTGACCAGCGCCGGGAAGATCCAGGTGGAGAGCAAAGACGACGTGCGCAAGCGCCTGGGGCGCTCCACCGACTGCGGCGACGCTGTGATGCAAGCCTTCTGGCCGCGTGGCAGCAGCTGGTCCAGCGCGTACGGTGTGCACACCTGTGCCAACTGCCGTAGGCCCTTTATGCTGGACCACAACCCCGTGCACTGCCCTGGCTGCCGTACTGAGCACGGCGTCATCCCGCAGTCGCTGGACGAGGACTAGGAATCGCCATGGCCCGTGCCGACGAGCCGGAAATCCGGACATCTTAGACACCCCCACCGGCCGGATACCCCAGGTACCACTCACAGAACAGGACATACCACCACATGACACCCTCCTATGGGATGGGCGGGCACGCCGGGCGCAGCTACTGGGACACGGTGCTGGAGGCCAGGTACAGCCCACCCCCACCCAAAACGGACACCAGCAAGGGAATTGAGATGCCACGCTCCGGCACACGCCGAGCCCGTGACCTGCGGAAAGTCACCACTGCCCACCGGCCGGTAACAGCGCAGCCCAGTGCGCTCATCAAGCAGCAGACGGTCCTGCCCCTGGACGACGCCAAGGAACGCGCCGCCAAGGCCAAGGCCATGACCATGCTCGCCGGGCTGGAGATCTACCCGGCGGCCAGCTACGGCGGCCCGGGTGCACCGGCGGGCAAATGCCTGGGCAGCGCACTGGGCTGTGAGGCGTGCGGCTTCTCCCGTGAGCCGGGTGAGCACTGCCACAAGTACGAGATGTGCCCTCAGTGCGCCGGTGTGGGCAGCGGCTCCTGCGCCACCGCTGTGAAGCTGGCCACCTGGGCCAAGCAGGAGGGACTAGCGTGAAGGGCCTGTACGCGGCGGCCTACAAGGGTCTACTGAAGGCCGCGTGGGCGTTGCCCGTGGCCCTGGTGCTCAACTGGTGGGTGTGGGCGCCGCTGTACTCCGCGCACAGCCGTGGGTGGGACTTCGTGCTCATGAGCGTGGTCGGGGTGGCGCAGATGCTTATCACCCCCGCCTGGATTACCTGGCGGCTGAACCGCAGGCTGAAGAAGGCCGACTGGTGATACTGGAGTTGCGCGAGCAGTTGCGCCAGATGACCCGGGAAAGGGCCAGTCTGCTGCGCCAGCTGGGGGCGGCCCACCAGGCCATCGCACGGGACCGGGAGGCGTTCCTTGCCGCACGGCCAGTGCAGGTGGTGCACGTGGTGCGGCAAGAGGGGCCGACTAGCGAGGCATACATCGGCTTCCCTGCGGGCAGCGACGTGGACAGCTGGCTGGAGCAGCACCGCACTGAGCGGTGGGTGCACACCACGCTGGCGCCGCTACTGCGGCCAGAGGAGTTCGTGTGACCCGTGGCGACCACGTGAGCCACCTGCGCGGCAGGGTGCGCCAGCTTGAGGGTGAGCTGGCCGCCCTGCGGTTGCAGTTGCAGGCCGCACAGCAGAGGGAAGAGGCAGTCATCCGGCTGCTGACTGTGGAGCAGTACGCCCCGCCACGCAAGGGCGGTTACACCGCGCCGGATATCCTTGTGAGCGAGTTGGAGCCGCCACCCAGCGGCCCGTAGGAAGGTAGTGCCATGCGCGAGAGGGTGCTCAGCGTCACCCTGGCGGACTGCCGAGTGGACACGTTCCGCTCCGGCGGCAAGGGCGGCCAGAACCAGAACACCAGGGACACCGGGGTGCGTATTGTGCACCCGCCCTCTGGCGCGGTGGGGGAGAGCAGGGAGGAGCGCAGCCAGTTGCAGAACAAGCGCACGGCTTTCAAGCGGATGGCGGCGCACCCCAAGTTCAAGGTGTGGCTCAACAAGCAGCTGTACGGCCTCTCCGGTGACGGCAACCGTGGCTACGCCTGGAAGTTTGAGCGCGGCAGGTGGGTGCCCAACGAGGACCAGGGCGACCGGGACATTCTGGTGGAGGTACGGGTGGCCGGTAGCTGGGTGCAGGCGTGACCACCGGCGCACAGGTGCTGGCCTGCCCCATGCCCGAGGGCGACCACAGTGGGGCTGCGGACATCAGGGAGTACCTGCTGGCCCTGCTCACCAACTTGTGGGAGCAGGGCAGCGACTTCAACTCCAAGCGCCCGTACGGCTACAGCGGCTGGCAGCACGACGTGTACGCCTCCCTTGCCGCCGCTGGCCTTATCGCGGGCAGGCGCGATGCGGGCGACGAGTGGTGGGAGTGGTACGACCAGGACCACGCCGAGGAGCTTATGCGGCTGGCGCTCACGGAACTGCGGGGGAACGCTCCAACGCCCTGAGCTGGCACGACACAGCCACATGGGGTACCTTGTTTGCACCGCAACACAGGGAGACCACATGGATCGCAACTACCAAACGGAGATGCTTGCCGCTGTGAACGCGGCCATTCCGGAAGATGGCTTCATAACCGCACTGGTGGCGCGTGAGCTTGTAGAGAAGCTGCGCGCCACCGACCCGGAGCTACTGGAAGGCTGGCTGCAAGAGCGCGCCGAGGTGATAGTCACCGACTACATCCACCACCTGGTGAAGAACCGGCGCAGGCCGCCCAGCCCCGAGGCCAAGAAGCGGGAGAACTTCAGCCAGGCCGTGGAGGCGTTCATGCAGAGCGGCGACACGCAAGAGTTCCGCGAGCGGGTCAGTTCACCTTTCACGTGGCATTACGTGGTGCGGGATGACAACTTCAAGAAGCCGGTCGGCAAGATGAACGGCGCCGACCTGCGGTACGTGGCCAACAGCTTCCAGGCCACAAAGCACCAGGCGGCCTTCCGTGAGTCCTTCTTCCGGGCGGTCTCCAAGCGTGTTGGCGACAAGTGCGTGGAGGAAGTCTTCACCGTGGAGCAGTACATCAGCATGTACCGCTCCGTCACCGGCGAACTGCCACCCGAGGGCTAACGACTACCCGCCCCATCCCGACCCCGCCCGCACGACATCCCACGCCATCCCGCCCCGCCCCGGCGCACATGACTACGCGCCTCGCCGCGACCCCCACCTCTTCTTCCCGCATGACTACCCGGCCCGACCCGGCCCGACCCGCCCCGACCCCCGCCGACTACCCGTCTCCTCCCGTCCCAAGCCCAACCCCCATGACTGCCCGACGCGCCCCGACCCGCCCCCTTCCCCGCCCCCGCCGACTACCCAGCCCTCCCCGCCCCCACGACAGCCCGGTCCGGCCCGCCCCGCTTCACGACGAGCCCCACCCGGCCCATCCCATGCACGAACCACAGAGGAGTACTAATGGAATCCGTATTCGCCGGTCACGCCCCGCAGGTGTGGCAGTACCGCTTCAACGGCACGCTGGAGATCGCCAAGCTGGCTGGGGGCGTGCCGTTCGACGATCACGTGGCCGCCGGGTGGATCAAGACGAAGCTGAAGGCCAACAGTGACCTGGTGCGCGACGGTGTGGCGGAGGTCATGATGCAGACGGGCCTGGAAGCGGATGCCGCCGCCGAGGAGCTGGAGCGGCGCAAGCACCTGGTTGGCTTCAAGCGTGACCCGGAACGCGGCGGCGAGCTGTACATCGAGGGGCGCCAACTGAAGGCGGCCATCAAGGAGGCCGTGTCCGTGGCCATGGCTAGTGGCACTCTGGCGAATCGTGGCTGGGGCAAGACCAATAAGGGCATCATGGCTTTCGCGGCGGAGCACGTGCAGGTGGTGGAGGAGCGGCTGTACCTGGGCGTGAAGGAGCCAGCCTGCGTGGTGCAGAGCTTCCCCATCAACAAGATGACCAACCAGCCGGGCATCCAGTACACCGAGATGTGTGAAGACGTCACGGTGGACTTCACCGTGATCAGCGACTGGAACTTCAACGCCAAGGACTGGGCCACCATCTGGGTCACCGGGGAGCTGCAAGGCATCGGGGCAACCCGTTCCCAGAGCTACGGCCGGTACAAGGTTGTGCGCTGGCAGAAGGCATAGCGCGCCGCTTTCACGGAAGCACCAGCACCAGTACGCTTGCAGCGGCCAGCCACGGATCACCGCTGGCCGCTGCACCATTTGAACAGGGAGAACACCTGATGGCCACATTCACCCCGCTACTGCAAACACTCCCCTACGGTGAGGACGAAACCCCCATCGGCGGCCTGCTGCTGGAGGGCAAGCCGCTGGTGCGCCTGCCCGACCTGCCCTACCTGCTGGGCTACCTGAGCGGCGGCTCCGCGTACGACATGGCCCGTTACGCCATGCGTGAGGAGCAGCTGGTGCGCACGCACTTCTACCACGAGGACGGCACCCGCAACCGGGTGACCACGTTCGTGAGCAGGGAGACCGCGCACGAAGTGCTCCGGATGCTGGCCAAGCGCCGGGGCAGCCACGCCGAGGGCTACGACGCCGCCGTGCAGTGGCTGGACGAGACGTTCTTCCCCTGGCTGCGGTCCACGGCGGACCCCGCCAGGTACGCCACGCTGAACGAGACCAGGCTCCAGCTGGTGGACCGCCTGGAGCAGGACTTGCTGTACCTCAACGACCGCCTGCAAGCCACCCTGGCGACCGTGGCCGCACTGAAGGCCCAGCTCTGATGGCCGTCAATTACCTGGTGCCGTGGCGTGACGACAACCTGCTGTGGTCGGCCAGCCCGCTGGACCCCACCGTGGAGTGGCGGCCCAACATCCCGTTCACGGCAACCCTGTGCGTGAGCGACCAGCTGCCGGTGTACAAGTCCAAGGCCAGCCACTCCCTGTGGATGGACAAGCAGCGCCACGAGTTCCCCATGCTGTACGTGGAGCTTTA